GAGAAAAGTAGGTAGGTAATGGCAACGTCCGGAACTAATACTTTTGATTTAGATGTAGATCAGCTCATAGAAGAAGCATTTGAAAGATGTGGAATTAATTCTAGATCTGGTTACGATTTAAAAAGTGCAAGACGTTCACTTAATATTATGTTGGCTGAATGGGCTAACAGAGGTATTAATCTTTGGACGGTTGAGCTTCGTACAAAAACATTAACAGCAAGTACAACTAGTTATACTTTAGATTCAGATTTAGTTGACATACTAGAGGCTGTTTTATTTACAACAACAGATACAGCAACAGATGTAGAAGTTGATCGTATTAGCCGTGCGGAGTATTTAAATATTTCTAAAAAAACAACAGAGGGTACACCTGTACAATATTTCTTAGAGAGAGGAGCTTCAACTCCAACATTATATTTATATCCAACACCAGATGGTGCACACACATTTAAATATTATGGTCTAACTAAAATACAGGATGCTGGTGATTATAATGATCAACTAGAAGTGCCAACAAGATTTATACCTTGTTTGTCTTCTGGTCTTGCTTATTATATGTCAGTAAAAAAATCACCAGAGAGAACACCTTTACTAAAACAATTGTATGAAGAAGAGTGGCAACGTGCTTCAGAAGAAGATAGACCACGTTCTAGTTTCTTTGCTACACCAGAGAGAGGTTATATCTAATGGCACACGCGTCCGGTAAATATGCAAAAGCAATATCTGATCGTAGTGGATTAGAATTTTCTTACAATGAAATGGTCAAAGAATGGAATGGTTCTTTAGTACATAAGTCTGAGTTTGAAGCTAAACACCCACAACTGGAAAGACAAAAACATAGACCAGATGCACAAAGTTTAAAAGATGCACGTCCCGCGCGCGTAGAACCTTTGACAGTATTTGTTGGGGGAGCAGGATTTTTTGATTACGATGATTCTATGAAACCAGCAAGCAATAATAAAAAACCATTAGTTGTATCATCTATTGGTACAGTATCAGTGAGTATATCATAATGGCAGTTACATATTCAGAATTAACACAACAAATTTTAGATTACACAGAAGTTAGTACAGATGTATTAACAGCTACAAGAACAAATGATTTTATAGAACATGCTGAAAATAGAATATTTAGAGATGTAGATTTAGATGTATTTAAATCTCATCAAACAGCAAACCTTGTAGCAAGCAGTGCTTTCTTGTCGCTACCGGGTGGAACTACACCTACACCAGAATCTCTTGGTACCATTAGAACAATGCAGATATTTTCTCCTAGTGCTACAACGAGGTCTTTTTTAGAACAACGAGATATTAGTTATATGAACGAATATTGGCCAGATCGAACAGCAACAGGAACTCCTCGTTATTGGGCGTGGTGGGACCACAACACAATTTATGTTGCGCCTACGCCAGATTTAGCTTATAACGTTGAATTAGGAATTACTAGATTACCAACAAGACTGTCTAGTTCAAATACAACCTCTTGGTTGGGTAATAATGCTCCGGCACTATTGCTTTATGGATGTCTTGCAGAAGCCTTCAAATTTTTGAAGGGACCAGCGGAAATGCTGCAATTATATGAACAATCATATCAACGTGCCCTTCAAGAGCTAGTTATAGAACAGCAAGGAAGACACCGAAGAGATGAGTATATGCACGGAGCGTTAAGAACTCCTTTGCAATCACAGAACCCATAGGAGGATAAAACATGGCAATAACTCAAGCTGTATGCACAAGTTTTAAACAAGAATTGCTAATAGGTACGCATAATTTTACAGCTACTACCGGTGATACTTTTAAAATAGCACTTTATACAAGCTCAGCTTCACTAGACGCAACCACAACTGCTTATTCAAGTTCTAACGAGGTATCAAACTCTGGAACATACACAGCAACAGGCGGAACGCTTACGAGCGTAACTCCAACTACAAGTGGTACTACTGCAATTTGTGATTTTTCTGATATATCTTTTACATCAGCAACTATCACCGCAAGAGGCGCATTAATCTATAATAGCACAGACTCAAATAAAGCTGTAGCTGTATTAGATTTTGGTGGAGACAAGACATCTACTAGTGGAACATTTACTATTCAGTTTCCAACAGCAGATGCGAGTGACGCAATACTAAGATTAGCCTAGGAGATTAAATGGCATTAGTCATTAATGATCGTGTAAAAGAAACCACGACAACCACAGGAACAGGAGCAGTTTCTCTTGCTGGTGCTGTTACAGGTTTTGAAACTTTTGCTGCTGGTATAGGTAATAGTAATACGACGTATTATGTTATTGCTCATCAAACAGCCGCAGAATTTGAAGTAGGACTTGGTACACTAGATGGCGATAGTTCTGATTTAACACGTACAACAGTTATATCTTCTTCTAATAGTGATAGTGCTGTTGATTTTGCAGCAGGAACAAAAGATGTTTTCTGTACAATGCCAGCAAGTAAGTTGGTGTTTGAAGATGCTAGTTCCGATGTAACTTTACCAAACGATCTTATTTTAGGATCAGATTCATCCGTATTAAAATTTGGTGCTGACTCTGACACAACTTTAACACATACTGATGGAACAGGTTTAACTTTAAACAGTACTAACAAACTTCTTTTTAGAGATTCTGCTTTATATATTAATTCATCTACTGATGGACAATTAGATATAGTTGCAGATACAGAAGTACAAATAGCAGCTACAACAATAGACATCAACGGTGCAGTTGCACTTAATGGTGCCATTACTGGTGCTACTAATATTACTTTATCTGGTGAACTAGATGCAGCAACATTAGATATATCTGGCGATGCTGATATCGATGGTACTCTTGAAGCAGATGCTATTACTATAAATGGTGCAACTTTAGCAGAAACAATTTCTGATACAGTTGGAGACATGGTAAGCTCTAACACAGAAACAGGAATTACTGTAACTTATCAAGATGCTGATAATACTTTAGATTTTGCTCTTGGTGCAGCACAAACAACAATTACATCTTTACTTGCAACAGATATTAAAATTGGTGAAGATGATCAAACAAAAATAGATTTTGAAACTGCTGACACAATTAATTTTTATGCAGGAAATGAAAAACAATTAATACTTACAGACGGTGCTTTAACGCCGGGTGCTGATAATATCTTAGACCTTGGTAGTGCTAGTGTGGAATTTAAAGATGCATTTTTTGATGGCACTGTAACAGCGGATGCTTTTGCAGGTCCTTTAACTGGTGATGTCACTGGTAACGTATCTGGAACTGCGGCTACAGTAACTACTGCGGCTCAATCAAATATTACTTCTTTAGGAACACTAACTACACTTACTGTTGATAATGTAATTGTTAACGGAACAACAATAGGTCACACTGATGATACAGATTTAATTACTTTAGCAGATGGTATTGCAACTGTTGCAGGTGAAATATCTGTAACTACTTTAGATATAGGTGGCACAAATGTAGCAGCAACTGCTGCTGAATTAAACATTATGGATGGTGGTACGTCTGCAACATCAACGACTTTAGCAGATGCAGATAGATTAGTAACAAATGATAATGGAACGATGGTGCAGGTAGCACTATCTGATGTAAAAACGTATTTAACGAGTGCAGGATTTTCAACAGAGGACCCAACGGCCCTTGCAATCGCGCTTGGCTGATATTATAATAGGAGGATAAATGGCTAATACTTTTAAAGTTGTAACTAAAGCAGGAGTAACTAGTGCTGATGTTATCTATACCGTTGCAGGTTCTACAACTACAGTAGTTCTTGGAATGATGGTAGGTAATACAACTACTGGTCAAATTACTGCAACAGTTACATTAACTTCAGATACCTCTAGCAGAGCAGGAGCTAATAACGAAGCCAACCAAGCGGTTGAACTTGTTACTAATGCACCCATACCTGTTGGCGGATCGCTGGAGTTGCTTTCTGGTAACAAAGTTGTGATGGAAACAACAGACACGCTGACATTAACAGCGACTGGTGCGGCTGACATTGCTTTGTCAATAATGGAGATAACGTAGAATGGCATATGTAGGAACACCCTTAGATACAACTAATGCATTTCAATCATTATCTGGTAAAAGATTTAATGGCGATGGAAGCACAACTGATTTTACATTAGATTCTTCACCAAACAGTACACTTGATATTGAAGTTTTTGTAGGAAACGTAAGACAAGATCCTAATTCAGCTTACACTGTAAGTGGAACAACTTTGTCATTCACAGGCGCTCCTCCTAGCGGCACGAATAATATTTATGTTGTCCATCAAGCTAAAGCTGTAGGGACAATAGACCCTGCTGTTGGCTCAACATTAGATTTAAATGGTGCGGCTGAACTTGTTCTTGATGCTGACGCTGATACAGCGATATCAGCAGATGCGGCTGATGACCAAATAGATATTAAAATTGGTGGTAATGATGATTTTAAATTAACTGCAAAAACTTTAAGTATTGGTGGTGCGGCAGCAGCCGATAGTAAAATAGTTTTTGATGGTAATGCACAAGATTATCATATTGGATTAGATGACTCTGCTGATTCTTTAACTATAGGATTAGGAAGCACGCTAGGAACAACTTCTCATATGGTTATAGACGCTACGGGTGCTATAACTAAACCATTACAACCTTCTTTTTTAGTAAAAGTAAATTCCACATTAAGTAATGTAACAGGTGGTGGTACAAATTATGATGTTGTTTTTGCAACAGAAGTAATTGATAGAAATGCTGATTTTTCATCAGCTACATTTACTGCACCAATAACAGGAATATATGCTTTGCATGCAATTCTAGAAATATCAGGAGTAACAGACTCTATGACTCAATGTGTTGCATTTTTTAATGCTTCAAATAGAACGTATTATATTAAAAATGATGATGGTGGTAATTATCATACAAGCAGTGAACTTTATATAAATTGTTCTGCTGTTATTGATATGGATGCAAATGATACTGTCACATTACAACTTGATTTTAGAAATGGAAGTGATGTAGCAGATATAGGAACTGGTTCTCACTGGGGAGGATATTTAGTAGCCTAAATGAAACAATTTAACATAAAGGAGTTATAAAATGGCAACACACAAAAAAGAAGTAAGTTTAACTGACATACAACAAAAAATATTATCTAATGATTTATATAATGATATGTCAAATAATGCAGGATTGGATAAATGGATTCAAGATGCAGTAGATGGTAAAATTAATAATTGTTGGAAAAGAATGAAAAATGAATGGACAACAAAGTTAATGGATGATGAATCTTTTACTGACCCTATTCCAAGTAATCAAACAGATTTTGTAAATTTAGTTACAGCGAGAAGTGATTACAAAACTCGTAAACAAAGAGACGATGGCTAAGAGGAGTAACACATGAGTAAAACACAAATACCAACAGGTGGAATAGCAGACGATGCAATCTCCGAAGAGCATATTGATGCTACAGCTATTACAGGTGCAACAGAATTAGCGGCTACACCTGCGTTAACTGATGAAGTGCTTATATCAGATGCAGGAACATTAAAGAGAATAGATTTTACTCATTTGCAAAATTGGAGTTTATTAGCTACTACAACTGTATCTAGTGGCGTTTCTTCAGTTGATTTTGATGGGTATTTTAGTTCAACATATCATTATTATAAAATTTTTTTACAAAGTGTTGAGATGAGTGCTAATGATGATTTTTTAAGTGTGCAAATGAAATTATCTGGAGGTTATCAAACTGGTAGCTCTGATTATTTTTCTGCAAGATATGGAAGAAAAAGTAATGGAAATGATGGTAATGCAGATGTTGCAACAGGTGATTATGATAGCAATAGAGTATCATTAAATAATGGTGCGGCTTTTTTTGCTAATGACAAAAATATTAATGGTTATGTTGAGATTTGGAATCCTTTAGATAGTCATGACACACTTGTATCAGCAAAAATACTATATGATTTAGATGAAGACATAGGACAGATAGAAGTTGGAGGGGGTTTAAATAGCACATCTGCTGTAACAGGAATAAGATTTATTCCCGAATCTGGTGCAAATATAGATACAGGAACATTTAGAATGTATGGGTTTAAATAGGAGATAATTTATGGTTAGATATCACGCAACACCAAATGGAAACGTTCAGTTTACAGCAGAAGAAGAAGCTGAGTGGGATGCAATACAAACAGATTGGGCTAGTAAAAAGGTTGATAGAAAACTTGCACAAATAAAACAAATAAGATTAGAAAAGTTAGAATCAACTGATTGGATGTCTAACAGTGATGTTACAATGCCAAATTATATTAAAACTTGGAGACAAAGCCTTCGCGACATTCCAACTAATTACACAACAGAATCTAAATACGATGAGCTTCTTGAAAAAGAAAATGGTAGATTAAAACATGCAATATGGAAACAACCAACGGAGTAAAACATGGCACTAAGTAAAATAGATATTGAAAATATGGTGACAGGTGAAACTCCTGTAACTAATGGAGGAACAGGCCAAACTACTTTAGCGGCAGCAGGATTAACAAGACCTATTTCAAAACCATTAATTATAAATGGCGATATGGTTGTGGCTCAACGGGGAACATCAACAGCTTCGATAACTGGCGGTGCTCTTTACACAGTGGATAGATTTGAAACGGCTAATTCTGGTGCTTTTATTGGTACATGGACACAAACACAGGAAAGTTTATCAAGTGGAAGCCCTTTTACTGATGGTTTTGCTAAATCTTTAAAAATGGATAATACAACAGCTAATGGCTCTCCTGATGCAAACTCACAATGTAGAATTGATTATAAGTTTGAAGGTCAAGATTTGCAATTACTTAAACATGGTACAGCTAGTGCAGAAAAAACAACTTTATCTTTTTGGATAAAAGCAACCAAGACAGGTACAAACATTGTC